CTACTCACCTCCAATGATTCGACCAAAGCCCTTGAGATACTTACGACGGAAGTCAGCTTGGATGTCGTACTCGACTTGATAGCTCTGACCACCCTGTGCAAATCGCATCGTCACGGTGACGACTCGCAGAATCGTTGACGACAAGTCCAATGCCGGAGCAGTCAGTTTCACGTACTGATCTGGCAGCCACGCCTTAACAAGTGTGTAAGTCGCAAGTGCAGTAAGTGCGTAGCCTTGACTGTATCCGTATGACCAATCGGGTGATGATGTCTGTGACAGATCGCCGCCACCGATCTTAAACGACACGGTGCGAACTGGCTGACCGCGTGACACCATTGTTGCGCGAGTCAGATCGCCGATCGTTGTTCCTCGATCACGGCGACCAGTAACCTTCGGCGCGCTGAACAGCTCATGTGGAAGTGGTCCGTTGCGGCTGGCTTGACCCGCGCCGCTTCGGCTGTAAGTTCCCGTGTAGGTTCGGAAGTACGGGTCGTTGGTTGGAGCCGTTGGATACGCTTGGTTGTTGTCCCATCGAGCAAGCGCATCTTCTGCCTGGACGAAGATCCCCTTTACAATGTCCGAGTGATCAAGGGTGACATTGAGATCACGCGCCAACAAGCGCGTCACCGTTGAAGCACTTCCGGTCTGGACACTAGCTGGGTCGGTGACGATTTCTACTGGCGCGTTCGCGTATGTGGGCGCTGCTGTCTTCGGCGCGTAGTTCAGTCGACCATCGCCATCAACCCAGTATCGGTACTGCACATTAGCCGTACCGCCAGCAGCTTCTGCGATCTGATCCAGCGCGCTCTGTAGCGTCCCCGCTTTGAATGTCTGCTTGCCGATTGTCTGAGCAGAGCCAGCAAAGATTGCACGGGTCGAGCCGCTGATGACTGCTGTATTCAAAATCTGGCGCGTTGTCGCATCGTTTACCTGCGAATGCACCTTCGCAAGAAGCGCGTTGATATGGGCTTGATCAGTCGACGCTGTGCCGCCCTGCGTGAATGAGTCCATATTTGATGAGACGCTTATTCCGGTAAGCGTATTCCTTACGATGGTTTTGCCAAGCCACCCGTCAGCATCTTCCACGCTGACAGTAGCTCGTGTGCCAACGCCGTTCTCCAGCAGCTGCGCGTCAATGCTGGTGATAAAGCCAAGGAAGAGTGGCGTGGTTGCGCTGTATCGGCTGTCAAAGAACTGCACGCGAGCGTTGTCGTACACAGCACCAGAGCGCCACCAAGGTGTTGTTCCGCTCGGAGTCTTTGGTTCGATTACATCAAACGACATAGAGCCGCCATTGCCGTCGCCGGACATCGTCAGATTTAGACTGCCAAGGTCAACATACGGAACAGTTGTTGAAGCTGGAGCTGGCAGAGTAAGAAGATCCCCGCCAGTTCCCGCGCCAGTTACGCCAGCAACGATCAGCGTGAATGGGTTCGCCATTTATCGACCCCGCTTAAATGTTCCCGTGCGATTGATCGAGTCGGTGACGACTGTGTCAACCTTGCCTGTGCCGATAAAGATGTTGTTTGTTGTGGTTGCTGTTGATCCGTTGGCTCCGGAGAAGAACAGTTCTCGCACAAGAGTTGACTGACCATCTGTTCTGGTTGGCGCGGTGATTAGCGGCGTGGTTCGATTCTTAAGATCTAGTTTCTGAGTGGCGGCGATAAGTGCGTTTGCCATTTCCATTTGCTTGACTGATTGGTCGATGGCGAACGCGCCGATAACAATCGGAATCGCAGCCAAGAGTGCAGTTCCTACAACAGCCGCGATGCTAACGCCAGCAACAACTGCACCAGCGCCACCTGCGGCGGCGGTTGCTGCTGCTGTTGCCGAACTCGCTGCCGTAGATGCCGCCATCATCGCTCCAAACTTAGTAACGGCGGCGGTGACGAGTTGTCCTGTGATTGCTCCAGCCAATGCCGCTGGAACTTGAGCAGCAATATTGGCAACGATCAGGGCGGTGAACGGATCTAGTCCGTCCTTCACCAAGTTCGCAGCGATGGCTCCCTTGAGTCCACCGAACGCTGCGGCGATTGCGGTGATCGCAACCCGGACTGTTCCACCTTCTCCGAGCACTTCGTTCGCCGTCTTACCGACACCCGTGATCTTGTCAATGAACTGCTCGATGCCGATGATGACCTTCGGAATCTCGCTCTCCAGTTGCCCCATAAACATCGGCAACTTTGCAAGGATCTTGTCGACCAAGTTGTCGGCAAACTTAGCGATCTTCGGTGTCAGCGATGTGATCAGAGCTGAGAATCTCTGCGTATACGGAGCAAGCCCCTTGAACAGTTTGGTTACTGCTGGCAGGAAGATCTCTCCAAACTGCTCCTTAAGTTCTGCTGCGCCGATTGCTAGTGAGCTGAACGAACCCTCGACTGTATCCGCGTAGGCAGCGGCGCTGCCCTTGGTCTTACCAAGGATTGCGTTGAGCGCGGCTTGCCCCCTGATGTTCTTGTTTGTAATGCCAAGCATCCCAAGCAACTTGCTGCCAGTCCCCGTGTACGCCTTACCAACCGCAATGGTTGCATCGGCTAGAGACATTCCGGTCTGGCGAGAAAGATCCATTGCAACATTCTGGATCTTTGTTGCCACAGAGTATTTCTTGGTAAATCGAGTGCTGGCTTCTACGGATGCACGAACCTCGTCGTCGGTGAACGCAAGCTTTTGACCAGCAACGATCTGTCGCTCAACTGCTGCAAGCACAGATTCGGTTGCCAGCTTACGAGCCTTAAGGGCAGCATTCAGCTTTGCAGTTGCTGCCTGATCAGCAGCCGCGTCCTTGATCGCCGAGACGGCGAAGACGCTAACTCCGGCAGCGACACCAGCAATGCCGAGTGCAACTTTCCTGAAGTCATTACCGATGCTGCTGGCTGTTTTACCAAGAGCACCAAGCGCCTTGTTGACGGTCTTGATGTTTTTAGACGCGGCATCACGGGCGCTGATCGTTGCATTTACTGCGACATTAGCCATTCGTTACCCCGTTCTTAGGTTGGACATATTTGGAGTGATACCGAAAACCTGTGCATCTGCTCGGAGTCGAGTGTTGCGATTGCTGCTGGCGATTGCCCTGATCTTGTTGTCTGCATCTGATCGACGCTTGCCCTCGGACTGGAGCGGCGTGAGTGGTCCGACGAAGTCTGGCTTGTTCCATTGACGCAGAGCTGGATCGCCCTGCCACTTTGCAGCTGTGCCGTTGGCGTACTCGATCTCAAGTCCGAGTACCTTGTTGCGCTTGGCTTCGTCGTTGAGCAACAAGACAATCGTTGCAGCCATCGCATCTTTGGCTTTCTGAATATTAGCCTCAACCGCTTCGATTACGAAGTTGCTCCCACTTGTTCCCGGATGCTCAATGAACTTCCGGTCGGAGAACATATTGCCGACTGTCACCTTTGGGATGGTGTGCGGTCGAGTACCCTTTACGACGAACCACGAATACCACGCGTACTTCTTGCCAGCAACAGGACCAACGATTGCACCTGGACGGGTGATCCGCGAGCGTCGACCGCGCACGCTTTTAGCGAGACCGCCAGTACCGGACGGCGCATTCTTTCGTACCTCTGGAGCGAGCGCACGAGCTGCGTTCACGGTGGCGAACTGCTCTAGCTTTCGTACGCCTTTCCACCCAAGCGTGTTGAGGAATGCTTTCTGAAGTGCCTCTGCTTCAGCGCGTACATTGCCTTGCAGTTCGATCTCGACCGCGCTCTTTGCCACTTACTTGCCCCTTGCTTGAATCTCGCAATACAAACTCCAGAAGGTCATTAGGTCTTCAGCTGTTGCGGTCTTTAGTATCTCCCAAGGTGGCACGCCGTACGCTGTGCCAAGTGTATGCGCGATGATCTCAGGGCTGGTAACAACTACCGACTGTCCGATTGACAGCCGCCTTGCTTCCAGCCTTACGCGTTTGGGAGTGTTGAGATTGCTGCTGCCCACTTGGTCATAGCATCTGTAATCGCTGCGACCGGAGCGTCAAGAATATCGTCGGCGGGATTGCCCTCGATATCCTTGAAGTTGTGGCTTACAACCAACTTACCAAAAGCTGCGAACTGGACGGCGGTCTCACCTTGAAGGTCGATCAGGATACGTGCGCTTACATTGCGTCGCAGCTCAATCGTCCATCCGGCATACGAGCCGTCCAATTCAATCTTCACGGTTTCCAAATTGACCCTCCTACTAGCGCACTAGGCGCTCTACTTTATGGCGCTGTTGCCAGCGGTGACTTAATAACAACTTCAAGCGACTTGCTTGAAGTTGTGTCATACGCCAGTCGACAGGTGATCTCATTAACCACAACGCCCTCGTTATCGGCAGACAGCGGCACGATGTTCTCAATCGTCCACGATCCCAAGATATAGAGACCGTAGCCGTCGGAGGTCACACCGTAGAGGCGAAGATACTTCTGCGTACCAATTGCGGTGATTGGGAAGCTTGTCGTGACTCCTGCCGTATTGCTCGCCACCGTGAAGGTGAGCGTCGCATCAAGCACGCCTGTCAGCGCAGCCGTCGCAGCGGTAAGGCTGCCATCCAGCGCGGTGACCATTCCAACGCCAGTCGTAATCGACACATTGAACTGGTAGATCGATGCGAAGTCGGTCGCACCTGTACCGGAAACATCTGGGAAGTCTGTGTCGATGCTCAACTTCATCAAGCGCCCTGGAACAAACTGATTGGCAGGAATTGCGGTCGGGAATGAAAGCGCCGATGTCGCAGCAACGGTTGCTGCAAAGGTCGCACCAGCTGACAAGAGACCGTTAGCATCTGCCGACAAAGTGATCTCTGTTGGGGCTGCATCCCGGACGAGGTACTTCTGCACTCCGTCGGTCACAAGGAACGATTGGAAAATCAAGGTGTCAACATCGCCCTGCGTTGGCGACCAAGTCCAAGTGTATGGAACAGCAGTACCAGAAGTTGTTGCGCCGATCGAGTCAAAGATGATTGGCAGGGTTCGCATTGATGCTGGAGCCTCGGCAATTGTGATGACTGGAGCCTTTCCGGTAATGATCGGCTGACTCGCCTGAATGGCGGTGCGCTTGCCGACGGATACATTCTCGCCAAGATCAACGGTGATACCGAGATCGAGTGAGCCAATGGTGTCGTTGAAGAGGATCTCGCCAGTAGCCGTGCCGATTGAAGCTGCGGTCCCGAAAGCAGACTGCGACGCAACAGCGATTCGCGTCAGAGCCTTTGCGCCGTAAGTTGGCATTTCTTAGTTCTCCTTGCTCTACGCGGTAAAGTTCACGGTGTCATAAACCGTGCATTCCGCAACTGCTTGAACCGTCAGGTAATCCTGATCAGCGTAAGTATCTGTGCCGAGTGTAGTACCAGTCACAGCGACCTGAACGGCGTTTCCACTAATCGTCACAGCCCCATCAAACGCGGTTCGCAACCAAGCTCGCCACGCGTAAAGGTCTCGATACTTGTCGTCCATTCGCGGTACTGGCAGCAGATAGATAACACAGTTGACAGTCAGCACCGTTGTGCGGTTGCCGTTGCCAACGCTGATCTGGTCGCTGCCCGGAAATAGCACGGCGGCTGGCACGACTGGTAGCGACTCTGGTGGGGTGGCGTAGCACTTGCGAAGCGTATAGCCAGTTGGTGGAGTGACCGCTGCTAGTCGAGTTGCAATCGCATCAAGGATTTCAAGGTCGCTCATCGAGCGAGACCCTCACGGCGGCGATATGGCTCAAGCAACAGCGCAGCTTCTGCATGAAGCGAGCGACTCATTCGCAAAATTCCACCAAGGTCTGCACTACCGATGATCGAGAATGGGGCGGTCCGAGATGACCAGACTGCATTTGCCTGGATGATTTCTGCTTGAATGACCGCCGCTGGCACACTCGGAAATCCGAACACGCCTTGCACACGCGTTCCAAGGAAGACATCTTTAGGGAAGTTCTTCGTGTACGCGTTTGATCGACTAATGCCCGTGTATGGGAAACCGTCAAGCGCGGCGTTCTTTGGCGTGAGCTGGAAGTCTGTGCCAGCAGTCCAAGTGGTCGAGTAGGTTCCGTTGGACAGATCGTCCGTAGCCAACGCCGTAACGCTGACAAGATCATCGGTGATGCAGAAGTCATAGGCATCAGCCGTGTAGTAGCGGGTTTCCGACGCTGTGCCGAATCCGGTCTTGCGGTCGCAGTACAGATCAATGAGCGTATCGGTCGCATCAAGCACGGCTTGAATGGCGGTATCGTCCGTCGAGTCGGTCACGCCCACAGCTGCTTTCCATTGTGCCAAGGTGGCGTAACTCACGCCTCATCCTCAACAGTCTTGATCGTTGCCGTCTTGATGTCCTTCTTGGCAACAGCTCGCTCGATCACAATCTTTGCTGGCTCTGCGTCTACATCTTCAATAGCTTCAGCCAAGCCAAAGCCAATAAGGCTCTCCGCTTCTGCCTTAGGCAGATCAACGAAAGCCCCTGATGGATACTCACCGCGTCGCTTAGAAAGTCGGACCAGCATTTGTTCTCCTTACTTGCGGTTTAGGGGAGCCGCCGAAGCGACTCCCCTTCCCCACTAACTAACTTGCGTTAGCTGATTACGCGTTCTTGAGGAACTTGACAGCCGATGGCTGTGCAAGTCCGGTCGCACCGCGAACCTGAACCTTGTAGGCAATTACGCCACGGTTCCAGCCGAACTCCTTAGAAGCCTCGACAGTCACACCGCCAACAAGGGCAGTCTTGATCTGACCGAGGTCACCAAAGAGAACGCCCTTAACACCCGTTGCAGGAACGGCGATTCCGGGAGCCGTGTAAACAGGCTTCCCAAGAAGTCGATCAACTCCACCGTCGCCACCTGGCTGGAACAGCGGGAGGCTGCTCGATGTCGTGCCAAGGATCTGACCAAGAGCCGTGTCGCTCATCAGCCAACCAGCCTTAGCAGCCGTACGATATTGCTGTTTGCAAGCGTACTGCAATGCAACCAATTCTCCGTACGTGTAAAGAACCGTACCAGCAGCAGTACCACCAGTACCAGCAGCTGTGACAACAGCAGTCGACGCAACATTTGCGTGAGCGATTGCCATCTCCTGTCCGGCAGCGGAAGCGATCATCGAGGCTACGTCAAAAGCAGCATCGGCGACCAATTCCTCTGACACTTCCACGAGCACGGCGAACCGCACAGGTGAAAGACTCAAAGCAGAACCCGTGAAGTCATCTTCCGTAATCGTGCCAGCTTCGGCGACTGAACCAGCCGTCGTGCCGAGCGCGGTAACGGTTGGGAACTTGATGTTGTTGCCAGTAGCAACATTGATCACATCCACAGCCGCTGGGTTGATGTACGGGTTGATGGCTCCAGCGATCACGTTAACGGTGTTGAACACCGACACGGGATTGCCGAGTCCGGTCGTAGTCGTGATGTCACGATACTCAAAAGTATCAACGCCACCATTCATTCCGATTGCGCGCAGTCGGTCGTTGTCCGAAAGAGCCTTGGGAGCCGTCGGTGCAACAACAGCAGCGAACTCAGCGCGAGCCTCGTCAGCCGACTTGCGTGCCTCGTCCGAAGCCTTTTCGGCACGGAGGGCTTCAGCAATGATGCCAGCCTCCGCAACGAGACGCTCGAAACGAGCCTTGTCTTCGCCCTCTAGGGCGATGCCCTTGTCGGCAGCCTCGACGGCAATGCCGCGAGCCTCGACAAGAAGATGCGCTCGCTTATCAGCAAGCTTTGCGATGTCAGACATTTGTCTGCATCCTTTCTCCGGACATTGCCGGACTAAATGTTTTTGCTCTCCTCGGTGGGTTGCTCAAACGCGGACTCGCCGACTAAGGGCGGTGGGGCGTAGGCACGAGACCTAGAGTGCGTCACCTTCTGCCGCTTCAATAGCAAGTATTGCCACAGCAACGGATGGGTCAATGACCTTCTCCTGCTTTGGCGCTAGCTTGGAGCGAACAGCATCAATGACAGCAAGTTCCCCGATGGACAATTCTCGTCCAGCCTTGACTGCTTCTAGTGTGGCAACTAGCTCGTCAGCGTCCACGCCAATCTTGGGCGCGGTGACCTGACGGATTGCCGTGAGTCCGAGTGTTGCAGGATAGGCAGGGGTTTGACCGCCAGCTGCAAGGATGCTCACCTCAAAGAGGTTGGCTTCCTTAACAACGCGCTTGTTGCCATCCCACGCATCCTGAACCATCTGAAAACCAAATGACATCCCGCTCGATGCCTGTTCGTGGGTCAGCATGGAGATGACCTTTGCGGCATCGGGATCTGCTGGATCAAGCTTCGCCTCGACTCGCAGACCAGTCTCGTCTTCAGTCAACTGAAGACGACCGCTTGCCGTAGTCGCAAGGGCGCGAGTCTCATCGTGACCGAACAGGAACGCAATGATCTTCTGTCCGGCAGAGGCGCGAGCAAGGGAACGCTTGAATGCGCCAGCTGCAATGCGCTCGACGAATGGCAACCCCTCGGATGGGGAGTTCCAAATCGAGGCATAACCCGTGAAGGTGCGCTGACCGTCCTCGTCGGCTGGCGACAGTCGGTATTCGCCAATTGGAAGCGAGCGAACTTCTTTCTCTTTCAAGTCAACAATCTCCCTATCTTCAGCTGCGATCAAAGCATCTGCCCACGAGAGTACGCGATCAGTTGCTTCTGGATCAGTTGTTTCCACACCCCAAAGGAAACCCGCCACAGCCCCGTGTCCGGGAAACGATTCGTTGCTGCTGTCGTTGTTTTGTGGCACACCTTCCCAGTCCCCACGGTGACGGCGAATCCAAGCAGATAGTCGGACAAGCTTGTCAGAGTCCACTCGACCAGCGGCAAGTTCTCGTGCTTCGGCGATTGTCTGTGGCTGAAGACCGTCGCCGCCAAGACCTTCTTCGTGCCACTCAAGTCCCTTCTTTGCTGCATCTCGGATGTACTTCGGCACATCGTAAGCGGCACGGTAATCATCGGCGATGTGTTCTTCAGCTGTGTGTCCTGTGATGCCAAGTTTCTCAGCCATTGCCCGAACCTCTGGGTCGTTGTCAATTGCCATCATCAGTTCGTCGCCGTACTGCTCCTTAAGCAGACCGTACTTATATTCCTTGAACGCAAGTCCGGTAGAGAACGGAGTTCCCTCAAAGTCGTTCAGATGCACCTCTTCAATGCCAGCAACTTTGTACTCCTGAAGCCACGCACGCGTTTCCTCTAGTCGCTCGATGCTGCGAGCTGAAACGATAATCAGTTGCGTGTCGCCTGACATCACCTCTTCATTGAGGTGATCAATGAGCGGCTGATTCGGCTGCTCGTTGTCAAGAACCAGCGTGCCGTCCAAATCAACGATTACATAACTCACGCTTGCGTACCAGCTGGAGGGACAACAGGAGTTGTCGCCTCTGATTGCAATGTGACTGGTGGCGCGCCCGTGTGCTTCATTGCTGGGAGACCAGCAACCTTGGCGCTGTCAAGCGGATCAAAGCCAGCGCGAACCAACACACCAGTCGCCTCTGCCTCTGACCGAATATTCTCAGAGCCAACCACACCGATGTTAAGCGGCTTCCAGAATTCGTCGCCTCCGACCGGAAGCGGTGGTTTGTCCTCCATAGCACGTACTTCATTCAAGTTATAAATTCCAGAATTCAAGGCAACTGCATACGAGTCCATGCGTTCCTTGGTTGTCGGTCGCAGCAATCCATCAATGTTGAACTTGATGAATGTCGTGTTGCCAACTACAAGTCGCTGAAGTCCTGCCTCAATTCTGGCAATAAGTGGACCTAGTCCAAGTCTCAACCACTCGATGCCGATTACCTCGACGCTCGAAAAACTTGTGTTGCCGCCCGGATACTGCATCAGATGCAAAGGCACACCATAGATCCGAGAAATGGACTCGACACCCCAATGCATCGTTTCAACAAGTTGAAGGTCGCTGATCTTTGCGCTCATCTGCGAGTAGTCAGCACCGCCAGTTAGGACCGCTACTTGGTGCATACGCTCTACGCCAGAATGACGACGGCTGAATGAAGCGCGGAGAGAGTCGGAAACATCCTGAGTCAACTCGCCCGGAACCTTGATGACGGCGCTAGGAGCTGCGCCATTTTCGTAGAACTTTGCGGCATAGAGCTGCGTTGCAGATGCAAGACCAAGTGTGGTTCTGTGATGTTCAACTGGTGACATACCGCGCATCGAGCCAGCAGTTGCGAACAACGGAATATGGATCATCTTGTCTGGACCAACCGAGAACGCACTTCCATCCGTGGTCACCGTGTAAATCGGTACGCCATTCTTATCAACGCTGATGGAGACCTTCTCTGGATCTAGGACCCTTGCCTCCACGACATCGCCCAAGCGGTCGGTGAGGAAAAATACGAACCCGTTACCGTCTAGCAAAATGCTTGAAACCAATGCGTGTCGGAAGCTAAAGCCCGTAAAGTTTGGGTTCGCCGGAATAGGCGTATCCAAGAAAGATGGTCGAGTGACTGGTCGACGAACTCCACCATCGCGGATGAACGCGCCAACGGGCAGACTCGCAACTGTGTCTGCATACAGCTTCACGGCTGCATAGACAGCGCCGATCGAGGTTGCGTTCTTTTGATTGAGTGAAACTCCAGCAGACGAATCAGCTGGCTTGTCGGAGAACCATTGCGCGCCAGAGACTGTGCGCTGCTCGGAGAGCAGACGGCGAAGGATGCTCAATTGCTATCTCCTAGCGTATAACCGAGCGCAGCAATGGCTACGCCAGCGGCAATCAATGCGACTGCTGGTGAGAATAACGCGAGTCCGGCAATCACAAGACACGCGCCCACAACCTCAAGAATGTTGCTCATCACAAATTCACCCACTCCACTTTCGCTCCTTGCTTTGGTGCAACCTGTAGGAACTTTACACCTTGGAACGAAACCACGGCAGCAACTGCTGCGTCTATGCGGTCTGGAGATGCCTTGTAAGCCTTAGTTAGTACCTGACCGTAGCGAGTTAATCGAGTATGTACATTGCTAATGTGGCGAGCTAGTAGCGGATTGCCGTCGTGGCGCAGCCCCTCACCAGTCGCCACGGCGGTGAAGAAGCGGTCAACGGCTGGTCCCATTCTCTCGATCGTGGCGGTCGGAAACACGGCAACGCGCTTGCCGTAGCGCCGTGACCACTCTTCAATTTCCGATGCCCATCCGGGCGGGTCGCAGAACAGCGTGGCGTTGTAGGTGTTCATAACCTGATCAACGACCGCGTCGACTTCGGCGCGTGGCACAGTCCAATCTGGATCTCGGTTAGTGTCGGATTTCTCCCACGCCTTGATCAAGAAGATGTATCCGTCCATTGTGCAGCCACAGAGAATTGATGCATCCCGCGCATAGCTTCCGTCAAATCCGACGCTAATTTGCTCACCCGGAATCAACACTCTGGCTGGATCTTTCAGTCTTGCCCACGACTCTGCGCCGATCCAGCGGTCAGGTGGCTGCACGAATCGGTTGAGGTGATACCGCTGCCACTCGTGCATCGGTACTTCGTTGGCTCGTGCCATCAGTCTGTCAATGTCCACGAATGCTGGCGCACTTGGGTTGGCTTGTTCTAGTGCAGCTCGTCGACCAGTATCGGTCTCCAGATCGTGAGACTCAGCAGCAGCCCACCACTCGACCAAGAAGCCCTTGTCCGTGACTTCTCCGGACGTGATCTTCTTAGCGTAGGTCAGCATTCGTCCGAGCAGCGAGTTCTCGTCGGAGCCAGCGGTCGAGATGTTGAGTTCAAGCGCCTCTGCTCGCTTGGCAAGTGAGTTGGACAACACAAGATGCACGCGCTCCTTATTGCCAGTCCACTCGTGCAGCTCGTCTGCGATGAAGCAGGTTGGTCGACCGCCATCGTTTGTGCCAGCAGCAGCAGCTACTCGATACATCCGACCTGGACGATCTTTGATCAGGATCTCTGTGTCAAAGACCTCGAACAGTTTGGCGAGTGGTCCTTGCGTCAGCATGATGCGAGCAGTACCGAACAAAAGATCCGCTTGCTCAAAGCTAGCCGCCGCGATAGGAATATTTGGGGAGCGTGGAGCCTTGGGTCCAGCTAGTTCAGCAAGCGCAATGGCGGCGAGCAACTCTGTCTTGCCGTTGCCCTTGGGCGTACCAAGCAAGGCGCGCTTGACGATGCGCTTGTCCGTGGCTGGGTCGTACTCGTAGATGCGCCAGATGTAGGCACGCTGCCACGGCTCCAGCCGGAAAGGCTCGCCGAACTTGTCGCCCTCACCGTGAACAAGGTTGGTCTCAATCCATCGGCAGACCAAGCCGCCCCACGATGGAGGCGGGGGGTTACTGATGGGCGACGAGTAGAGCGGTCGCTTCGTCGGCTGCTTCGGCTTCGTCTTGATCGACATAGCGTGGGTCGTCTTCGGCGCTGGCTTCGGCAGCGGCGGCGTTGGCGATTCGTGCATTTAGTTCCCCCAGACTTCTAGCTGCTTCCCCATAAACAATGCCTAGTTGCAACCCAGCTTTAGGGTGCAAGCCAAAGCGGTCTTCCAACTGTCTGATCTCTGCGTCTACTGCGCTGCGCTGACGGTACATCGGATTGAGGATCTTCTGCCCTTGTGACCCAGTCGTCATCGGCTCTTCACGAAGGTAGACATCCATTCGCTCGCGCTCGTCGTACATTGAGAACAACCGCTCAAGTGCTGGGTGCTGCGCTGGCTGAACGACTTGCGAAAATGGTGACGACCAGAAGATGCGCCACGACTCTTTCCATTTGTCGCTGATGTGTTCCGGAGCAAGTGGAATCGAGCGCGGATCAATCTCAATCTGTGGCAACACGCCAAGATCTTTGGTCGATCGGTTCTGTCTTTTTACAGCTGGCTTTTTCGCGCTCACAAAAAAAACTCCAAACCCTCCGTCGGCTCGACACCGTACAGGAGATAGACGAACA